CCTCGAGAGCGTACTTACCGTAGCCCATGGCTTTGACCAGCGGGTTCTGCATCTGCTGAAGCTCCTTGGCTTCCGCAATACCGAGTCGCCGGTTCAGTTCCTCGTGGATGTGCTCCAGATACTCCTGAGCCTCCGCTTCGCCATTCTTGGCCAGCAGGTAGTCGTAGGTGTCAACCTCTTCCTGTTTCATGCCGAGGTACAGGGGGTGTTTGTTGTCTCGATAATAGTGGACCACGTTCACAGGAATGTCGCCCATCGCGCCAGTCATCTGTCCGGCTTTTGCGGCACCGGCGGCGGCATAGGTCTTAAAGTCATCCTTCTTGGCCAGCTCAGCATACTGGGCGTTTTTCTTCGCCGTCTCCTTGTACTCGTTGTGCCGATTAAGGTCGCGCTCGTTCTCTCGCTTCTCGGAGACCAGCTTGTCGAGTTCTTTCTGGGTCTCGGCCATACCGGGATAATCCAGCGTTTTCTCCTGCTCCTTCATCTTGGACTGGAGTTGAGCGATTTGCTGGTCGAGCTTAGCATTCGCCCGGTGGATAGCTCGGGGCTCAAGACCTGCGATGCGCACCTGCTCGGCCAGCGCGGCCTTAGTCTGGACCGCCTGACCCAGTTGCTTCTTCTGCTCCTTGAGCTGGTCGACCTTAGCCTGTGCCTCAGCTGCTTTATTTTGATTGGCCTTACTGGGCTCGTACTTGGCGTGCACCAACGCCTGCCGCATGAGACGCTCGGCCTCCTTCAACTCCGCGTCGATGCGCTTGGCCTCGGCGTCATAGTCGAAGTTCTTGTACAGGTCGTTCCACTTTTGGTAGTCCTTCCACGCGGCGTCGTAGGCAGAGTATCCATCGGACAGCGCCTTAAAATCCCGGTTGTAAGCATCCAGAGACGCCTGATCTCCGAACATCAGAGAGCCGTCTGCTTGGAGCTTACCGCCGTACTTGCTGGCCAGAGTATCCGTGATGTTAGCCGCAGTAGCTCCGTACCCAGAGAGCAAGTTGCTGAACGAGTTAGTCTGCGTCTCCACAGCACCGGCACTGACCTCCAGACCCTTCACTATTTGGTCGTAGGTGTAGGAACCGGGGGTCGTAGTGATAGCGGTGGTAGGAGCGGAAACCGCCGCCGGAGTCGTAGGTTTCGCCGTAGGCACAGAGGAAACGACAGCAGAAACCACCGGAGTCGGGGTGCCATAGAACACATCCCGAATTCTTCCGGTTCCAGCTTTTGTCTGTTTCTTCTGGGGTTCCTTTCCGGAGAAGACATCCGATATTCTTCCCATCTTTACTTTCCTCCTGCCGTTAGTTTCGCATACCCATCAACCTCAGCCATCAGGTACTCAGCCCCCGCCAAGGTGAGACGTGCCGGATATGCTCCGTATTTATCCTCAAGCCAAGCGACTACTTCTTCTCGGGTCTTCCCCTTCAGCAAAAGGTCTCTGACTCCTTCATAGGCTTCCTTGATGTGTGTGCCGAACACGCCGTTGTCTTGGCCGGTCATTACGTGGGTATATCCCGTCTTTCCATCCCAGTGGGCTTCCGGATCGACTTCTGGCCCTCTCTCCGCCAGCCAGTCCATGTAGTAGTCTCGGAGTTCCGACGCCTCGGTGGCCGTGTAGCCCTGAGCGAGCAGGGCCGCATAGGCCTCACCCTCGGTACGATACCCAGCGTCGTAGAGCTTCTGGTACACATTCCCTGTGCCCTTAGGGGTACCACCACCGCCAGAGCTCTTGGCGTTCTTCCGCTTGTAGTCGGCAATGCGAGCTTGGATGTAAGCGTTGTCCGCCCAGAGCCCACCGGCCAGTGCGGCAAGGTTCGCAGGAGGAGCGAGGCCAACAGTGACATACTTCTCGCACTCTTCCGCCGCCGCTTTCTGCGAGGCAAGGGTCGCTTCGTTCTCCTGAGCGGCTTGTGCGCTCAGAACCCACGTGTTGACGGTCTCAGGGGAAATCCGATAAACATCCCACATCGCAGACAACATCTCCTCGGACACCTCGCGCCCTGCCTGAGCCTCGGCGATACCGATTTGCGCGATGCTCTCCTTTACCTCTTGGGTCATCTGCCCGTTGTAAACGCCAGTAATCTCGGACTCCTTCAAATCGAACTCGGCTCTCCACTGATCCAACTGAGCGTTGAACTGAGCCTCCTGCATGGTGAACTCCGCGCCCCACTTTTGAATGTCCATCAGTTGGCCGAGATAAGTCTGGGTCAATTGCAGAATAGCGTCCGCCTTTTGGAACTCACCCTGTGCTCGCAGGTCAGCGATTTGCCGCTGGGTGTCCGTGGCCAGCTTGGTTCGGGCGGTATTGATGGCTCGGCGGTTGTTCATCGCCGTAGCTTGGATCTGGCCGTACTGAGCCTGACCAATACCGCCGCGGTCACCACGAGCCTCCGCGTACAGGGCTTGGTTATCGAGGGCCTTTGCCTCGTCAATATCTACTTGGTTTTGCTGAGTCTGGAACTGCTCTTGGGCGTCCTCCTCGGCGCGGGTCAACTCTTTTACGCCTTGGCTGACGGCATAGTCCGCTTGCAACTGAGCCTGTTGCAGGCCCAAATCTCTAATCGTGCCGGCTGTCCCAATCATACCGGACACGATTGAACTTGCACTGGATCGTTTCTCTTCTTTGGGCTCAAGAGGAATATACTGGCTGCCGTCGTCGCCGCCGGAGTAGTTGTACTCAGCGCGCTTCGATTGAACCAAACGGTGCAGTTCTTTCTGCCTCTCAGGAGTGGCCGAACCCCACTCATCACGCCAAGCTTTGACCTCCGCGTAGTCGGTGGGGTTCATGTGTTCTTTGTCATGGTCGACGCCACTGGTGTCCGCGGGCTGCCAATGGCTGGCGGCACCACCGGAGCTACCGCCGGAGTTACTACCGGAGTTACTACCGGAGTTACTACCGGAGTTACTACCGGAGTTACTACCGGAGTTACTACCGGAGTTACGACCGGAACTGCTCGCCGTATTCCCAGTGACAACGCCAGACGCTGTTTTCACTACAACCTCGGGGCCACCCATTGATGTCTTTTGCGTAACCGTTCCGTCTGCGTGTTTCGTTATGATGCCGCCAAGACCTTCCAGTCCCTTCATATAATCGGGTGCCGCCATGCTTACCCCTCCTTCTTCGCCGCCACGATCATGGTGGCGACTTCTTCTCGGGTGGCAAAAGACCGAGGTCTCGTGCCGTCCGTGATGCCGGCTTTCTTAGCCTCGGCCATCTTGCTCCACGAACTTTCAGGGAGCTCTGCCTGTCGGGCCAGCCAGTCGGCAATCAGCTTATCAAACTGTTCTTGGGTCACAGTATCTTCCTCCTCGTAGGCGGGGCGATAAGCACCCACGATATACTTTTTATCTCGGCGGCGACGCATCACCGCGCCACCGTTGGCCTCGTTGCCCGAGCCGGTGTTGCCGTCAATGGTGGTGATGCACGCGCCATCCCAACTCTCGCACACACCTACGTGGGCAGCGCTTTTCTTACCAGAGAAGTTGAAGAACACAACGTCCCCGGGCAAGTAGTCTCCCTTTACCCACTGCTTTCTGTGGTAGTTCAGCAGAGTTGGGCAGTAGGCGGTTTTGTTCCCCCCGTAAAACAGCTCGGAGGCTCCGGCTTCCCGGAACAGCCACCACACGAAGGCACAGCACCACGGATAGCCCGAGCCTTTGACTTCTCGGTCGTAATACGCGGTGTTGTATTTCACGTGGTTACTGCCGGCGGGGGACTCGGTTACTCCGAGTTCCCCGCGAGCAAGGTCAAGGACTTTATCAGCTGTCATTCTCCTTGCCTCCCAACTGCTGGTGCAACTTCAGAACGGCCGCTTCGACAGCGTCAGCCACGGCATCGTTATCCACGTCGAACCCACGGTCAGCAAGCACGGACAGGGCATACTCCAATCGCTGTTGGCCGGAGCACTGATGATACAACTGCTGAGCCGCTGCCACCGCGATATCTACCCAGTTAAGCAGATCTTCGCGCTGGGCGGCAGTAGTCTTGCCCTTCAGCCAAGGGATCAGGAACACGGTGATAAGGGTTACGGCCAGTGCAACGACGGCCTCCAGAACAGGTGTCAGGTTAATCATTACTATCCTCCTTTTTCTGCAAAGCGTTCTTTCCGAACATCAGCGCCAGCTCCCCGCCGAAGAACGCCAACACGGGGACCAGCAGGCCGGAGGCATCCTGCCCCGTCCGAGACAGGATGCGTAAAGCCCAAAAACTACACAGCGTACCAGCCGCAACGCACCACACCACCATCAGCTTCCCGAACAGGTGTGGAACATTGGCCAGCCACTTTTTTCTCTTCTTTGCACCCATAGTCTTTATTGCTCGTGGGCACTCTTGTTCAAGTGCTTGTCCAGCATTTGCAACGCATCTTTGCAGGGGCCGTTGCATCCCTTCTCGATGAGGCCTTGCAAGGCACCCCGCAGGCCGTAGCACAGGATTTGCAGTTCCGCCTGCGTTTCGGCGTGGTGCTTGGCGTCTTCCTCCCTCAGTGCTTTCATATCAGCATCGTGCTTTTCGCCCAAGTCGTGGAGCTCCACTTTTTGCTGGCTGGGTGCTCGGAGCCAGTCCACCAGTTTGAACACGGCGGCCACGATAATCGCTGTTCCGGTCAGCCAAGAGGCGACACCTTGGATCGTCAGTTGCTCCATTACTCACCCACCTCCGCTACCTCAATCGGTTGGTCGGTCTCGGTGTAGGTGCGGCCCGAAGTGTCCGGGTCGATAGCCTCTTCGTAGAGAACACCAGCGCGTTCAATCCACATGCCCGCGTCGGAGTATGTACGGATGAACTCTCTTCCGTTGATGGACAATCGTTCAGTCACAATCATGAGTAATCGCTCCCTTCTATTGGGTGGAAACTTACGACACCATAGGCACACAGAACACACCAATTCGTAGCGTTCTCGTACTCACGAATAAGAGCCTCCGGGACATAGATTTTTACCGTCCACTGGATGGCGTCGAAAGCGTTTCCGTTGACGAGAGTGGTAAGCTCCTCCCGGCGCAGGATAAGGTCGCCGAGTCGGGTGCACTTACGAAATGCCTTAGAACAAACACGCTCGGCGTATCCGAAATCCACAAACACAAGTTGCGGGTTGTTAAAGAAAAAGTATCCGTTATTTCGGCCAGCATATCTCGGCATCTCCACCCACTGTAGTTTCGGGCAGTTAGAGAACACAGAACCGCCGATGGCATCAGTCAGCGCGGGTAGGTAGACCTCCCGGAAGTTGCGATAGGTGAAGGCATAAGGAATAACCGTGGTAACTCGGTCGTTGCTGTACACCTCAAGGTCTTCGCAAATGGCTCGGTCGGCGTCCACCTGTCCGTCGGCGTAACCGCCATCCCAGCCCACGCCGTATCCTGCTCTCCAGCCAAGGTCATACTCGCTCTGCAACTCCTCCTCCGAGGCGCCAGAGGCCGTCACAACAATATCACGGTCGCAATAGGTTCCCGCGGTAGGGAGTCTCACAGACTTACCGGCTTCAACTTCGATATTAAAACTCATTCGCTCTCCACCTCCGCAACAGAGATGGCCGCCCCGTTATACACAGGCAGGGCCGCCAGCACCTTTTCCACAACGCCGTCCTTGGTGTCCCGATAGACCTTCACGTTATCAAGGCCAATTCGCCACCCGTCGTCAGGAACTGCCACGTTTGCGAACTCGCCCAAATAAAGACGCAAGTCGTGTGGAATAGCCAAATATTCAGGCGTGAGGTGGTCATAGGCCTTTTCGGTGACGCCATAGCTGGAACCGTCCGCGGGTTCGCTATCCGTGTCCCGCTCCCACATCTTCATTGTGATCTTGCCCACCCGGACATACACCTTGACCCGATACCAGACACCGGGCCGGCAGAGAAAAAAGTCACCCGTTGCATCTTTGATGATCGGAGACTGCACTTTCTTTCCACCAATAACCGTATAGATCCGGTTCGTACCTAAATTATTCACCTTTGCAGAGAGAGTCTCGCCGTTGACGGTGAACAGGCGGATATCGAGACAGTCCGTCGTGGTCGTGCCTTGTGTAACGGCCCCCTGATAGGTGGACATATAATCGACCTCTACGATGTGCTCCCCTTGGATGTTGTGCTGTAGCAGGGTGGTGGCTCTCTCGCCTGTCAGGCTCCGCACCATCAGGTATTTGTTGTCACCGTCTTGTACAACATCGTGTCTGACGTTATCCGTGGGGTAGCCGTTGGACACGCGCCAATCAGCCGCGGCCTGCTCCATGAAAGTGTTTTCGCCCGGAGCATACCGCTCAAAATCATCCCGCATAATGGACCAGATGGTACTGTCCACAGGGTCAAAACCGTCGACGCTGGTAATGCTCCCATCCGTGTAGGAGAGCTCCCAACGTCCGTTCTGCGGGTTAAACTGACAGCCTGCAATACTCCGGCCGACAGACGTGTACCCGCTGTCTACGTACTTCTCTCCGTCCCACTCCCACCAGTTTCCATTCTCGCCAACGGTAGCCGGGTGAACTTTACTGTTTTCAACTCGGGCCACGTCGTCTCTAATCTGCTCCGCCGCCGCCGTGATTACGTCCTTACTCTCGAGCACAGCAGCCAAGGCACTCTGAGTCGCAGAGGCTGACTCGGATGCCAAGCTACAGGCAGCAGACGCAATCTGAGCAGCTTCCTCGGTGGCGGCTCTATCTTCACCGGTCTTAGCCGCGGACTCTACCGCTGCCGAGCCTGCGGCCACTGCCGCGTCCTTGGCCGCCTCTGCAACACCCTTCGACTCTTGAGCGGAAGTCGCCGCTGTTTGCGCAGTCGCCGCAGCGTTCAGAACATCAGCCTTGAAGTCGGCATCAAACCTTCTCGCTACCTCGACGACCGCGTCCGCGTTGGCCCTCGTTTCCGCTGAAGCATCAACGGCCTGTTTGCCCGCAGTCAGGATCCTATCCAAGTACCCAGCTTGGGGCTCCGGAACATCTACACACGCACTCTTAGCTTCCTGCACCAAAGTCTTAAAAGTGTCGGTCTTTGCGTGGTCGTCGTCCACAAACCAGTGCAAAGAGCAGTAGCCCTGACCAGCGAACTCAGTCCACTCGGGGCCAATCTCCCACACGGCTTTGCCGTCGGCCTGAGCAGGCAGGATTGCATACTCCAGAGGGTCGGTAGGTCGCTTCACAACCAGTTGAACCACACCGTCGCCGTAAGTCTTTGCGTAGTGACTCAGATTAAACTCAACCCGGGTCACGCCGTGTTCGCCTTGTTTACCCAAAAAAATGGGTTGGGCGATGTCAGCTTTGATTATAGTCATTCGGATACCTCCTTACCGAAAAGCGACGTAGCAATACTGTTGGCCAAGATTGTTCGCCTGAGTTGCCGTACTGGTGGAATACCAAGATACGGAGTTCCCGGTAAAAACAGGCCGGGCCGAGACGGCAAACTGATTGGCCGTGGAAGTGTTACTCGCCGGGGAAACACATACGCCCCCAAGAGGAGTATTAAACAGGAACATACAGTTGGCAGCGGTCTGAGTGTGCCCGAACACAATCACCATGGAGGGGGTAAAAGGGAAGTCCAGCACATTCGGGTGGGTCTTCCCGTACACACCGGTGCCGACATAGGAGCCTCGCTCCGAACCGCCACACACTGCGACTCTATCCATCGGAACGCCCATATATTTATACTCCATACCGTCTTTCTCGCCGGTGTCGGGGTATTCATTCCGGGCATCTGAATGCACATCCTCCCAGTTTCTGGCGGGTACATTAGGATACACCTCACACACGGGCTTCGACCAGCAGTACCAACCTCTACTGGTGTTGTTTTCTGACGCTGTCGCGTTATCCGGCACGTAGATGATATACCCGGAGTCGTTCTTAACATATTTCCCCTTCAGGTCAGGGAATACGGTAGAAAAGTTGCTCTTATAGGAACTGTTGGTGAGCGTAATCTCCGTCGGGTTTACAAGAACGACAGCCCCGGACAGGTCATGGGTGATGCCGTCTGCGTAAGAAATGGTAAACGACTGGGTCGCCTTATACGCAGCAGACACAATGCCCACAGTATCGTATACGTAAGTGTAGGAGCTGGGCGACTGCTCAGCACCAACAACAGGCGCAAACGTCGTCGCCGCAGGTCGTCTCTTCCACCAGTGCTCCATGTACGTGTGAGAAGGCGCCAGCTTGACCAGCTCGTCCACGGGGTCTATGAGCTTGGCGACCTCACTCACGTCCTTGCCAATAGGGCTCAGCTTTTCCAAGGCCTCGTACACAGTGGGAACCAGACTGGTGATACCGTAGGACTCCGCCAACTTGTACTCGCCTACTTTGTTATCCAGCATAATGCTACGGGAGCCGAGCTTGTCTATGTTAACAGCCACCGCATCCAAAATTTTCTGCTTCAGGGTATCCAAAGCCCCCTGCACAGTACTGGGCTCGGAGTCGAAGTCCACAGCACCGAAGTTGGCGGCGGCGGGGGACTCTGCCATTTCATCAATCAGTTTGTGGATGGCGTCCTTTGTCTCCTCGTGCAGGGCCTGCATATCCGCACGGACAACCTCTTCTTCGTTTTCGATAGTCTTAAAGTCGTCGGCGTTTCTCCAGTCCCGCTTAAACTTAAATTTCGTAAAACCCATGTTTTACCGCTCCCTTCCTTGGAGTTTGTAGAAGATTTGCGCAGACGCGATGGAGAGATCAGCGCCCGCTTCGTTGTTGTAGAACACCATTGCGAAGTGGCGCACATGCCTACACCCGGGTTTGCGCCGCAGGACAGTAGCATGTCGGGCCGCTCGGAGGCTCCGGTGGTCCAGATTACGGGGAAACAGGCGCCACGAATACGATTGAAGCGTGGTCAGGTCCTCGCGCACCTCGTAATCCGTGTCATACTGAATGTGGATGTCTGTGTCCGTATCGGAACGTACCGATACCAGAACAGAGACCACGTCCTTCAGTCGGTCGAAGATGCCGAAGTCCCGGGTGGGGAACCGGTACAGCTTCTCAATCGGGCCGTCGTAGTCGGAGAATACCCGCTGGAACTGAGTGACCCGTCCTTGAGCGTCCATGTGGTAGGCCTTGTGCTCGTCGTCGTGGAAGTAGGCCACTCCGGGCACGTTGTTAAAGTAGAACCAGCTCGGCTCAGAAAAGGTGCTCTGTACGTAGTCCCACAGATAAACCTTGTCACCGGCGCACAGCCAGTACCGAGTGTCGTCGTCAAAACTGGTGACAACTCCGGCGTTCCGTACTTCAAGCAACAGACCACGTTTGTAGTTACCATTCACATCCCGGCTGATGCACTCCACGTTGTTCTCGTAAGCCGCACTGCTGGAGCGGATTATATGGACGCCCTGATAGGTGTTACAAAACACCAGATTATTCTCAATAAGCTGGATGCTCCAAGGCAGGTCGCAGCCTACCTTGCTATTGATGTTCGTGTAGACGAAAGACACGCTGTCGCGCTCGTCCACCGTCTCCACAGAGAAATCCAGCTTGCCGACGCTATGCTCTTTCAGGACAATGGTGTCACTATACTGTCTGCCAAAGCCGGTCACCGGGTCCTCAGTGTCTCCCACAAGATTGTAGTAGGAGATGGGGAAGTAAGACGGGTTCATGCTCAGGTTATCGTTGCTGTTCCAGAACACCGCATTCGGTTGCTTCGTAGAACCGGCCATCAGAATACAGATGTTTCGGTCACCTCCGGCCACCATGGCGTAGGGGCAGTCCAGAACCGCATTCAAAGCATCCGTGTTCTTCTTGGTGAAAGTGATCTCCACCGTGTTGTTGGTGGCGGGAGTCGTAACAGTGGGCTCGACCTTGAAAGTTACCACACCTGTGGCCTTATCCACCGTGTAGTCCTTATCCGAGCCCTCTTCCTTCTCTTTGCCGTCCACCACAACCTTGGTAACCGCATCTATCTCTTTCACTGGCAAGCGATATTCCTTTACGCCGGACTTTGCGTTGTAGCGTATCGTCTTAGCCGCACTCAGCCGGTTCTCGGGTTGGTAGGTGTCTCCGCTTCCGGTCTCCGGGTCAGCGTTGATAACGATAATCGGGGTGTAGGCAATCGCCGTCACGTCGGCCGCGAGGAAGTCTCCATCCTTGTACTCGATGCGGTAGTAGCCGCCCCGGGTCTTGTAGAACAACCAGTCCAGATAGCGGAAGAACGTACCCCGGAAGTCGGGTAAGTCACCCCGCACCTCAACCAGAGAGAACTCCTCCGCCGCCATATCCGCCCGATAGAGCTTGGTTCCAATGTGGAAAAAGGCGTTGCCGAAAAACAGATTGCTATAGCACGTATGGCCGTTGCCCAGCGGCTCGGAGCTCAGATATACCTGACCATCCCGACATTGGAGCAGGCCGTCCTGCCACCACAAATTGCGGACGTCGGGGGTCTGGTTCGGTTTCAGCCGATACTCCAGCTCGCGGAGGTTCAGACCACGGGAAAGTTCGGGGAAATCGAGCACGTAGGTCTTACTCGCACTGGGGTATTGGTTCAGGTTGATATACATGTCCCGTCACCTCAACCAAAGAAGTTATACACGTCATCCGTGACTCGCGCCTCGGTAGCAATACCGGCGCCCATCTTGGCCAGCTTGTCCGCATACTTGTTGCTGAACAGCGAGCACAGGAACGGCTCATCGTGGGCCACGAGGAATGATGCCACGTAGAACGGAATAGCGAAGTGGGTCTCTGGCTCGTTATCCAGAGGCTCTTCGTTGTCCGGCTTCTCCGGAAGCAAGACGGGATACCGATAATACTCCACCGTGTAGTCCCCGGCCTCGTCCTTCGGGACAAGGAGACTCTTTCGTCCCTGTACGGAGAAACAGTTGGTGTGCAGGATGTGCCCCTCCTTGGTCTTCACCACACTACCGGAGATAAACTGATAGAAGTCATCCGGCAACTGGTAACGAACCTGAGCACCGAGATCCATGTGGGGAAGGTTGTTCAGATTAAACAGGGCGGGGATTTTACGGGCTGTGGTGGCGATCTCCATCACAGCATCGTTGACCAGCGTGGGAATACGCTCAATGTAGTCCTGCTGGTTATTGTAAGAACTGGCCACCTTCGCGCCTGCGACGGTGTACTGGTTCAGAAGTTTCAAAACTTGGTCTTTGACTTGTCCGTAGTTCAAAGTCATCGCCTCCTCAAAATTAAAGGCTAAAAAGAAAGAGGGCCCGTAGACTACCTGCGGGCCCTCTCTCGTTACGTGCCGTTACCTATTGGTATCAGCTCAGTCACCGGTGGTACCCTCGGTGGTATCCCCGGTGGTATCCCCGGTGGTATCCCCGGTGGTATCCTTGTCCAGGGTGCGCTTGGTCACAGCGCTGGAGCCGTGGTAGTAGATGGCGTCGGCCTTGTTGTTCAGCACGAAGGCGTCGAACAGGACGCGACCCTCCACCAGCCAGCCGGAGATGCCGGGGGCGTCGGTGTGGATCTTGTACTCGTTCAGCTGCTTAGGGGCGCAGCAGGCGATGGGGTGGGTGATGATGAAGTCACATCCCGCGGGCAGGCGGCTGCGCTGGACCTTAACAATCTTAACGCCGTCGCACTCGCCCAGCAGGCCCTTCTTAATCATCTCTTGGCTCATGTCGCCATAGCGCATGAAAGCGGAGTCCTGCTTCAGCATGTTGGCGAAATTATAGGAGCACAGGCACACACGGCCGGAGTCGGGAGCACCGGCGTCGCCCAGGACCTCCATGCCGGCCAGGAACTGCTCGTAGGCATTGCTCTTGGTGATAGTGGTGGTGCTGGAGTGGCCTTCCTTGGCGCAAGCGGCGACGGCCAGGGTCTCAAAGACGTGCTTGTCGTACTCGGGGATGAGCACCTCGGCAACCTGACGGCCGGCGGCCTTGCCGGCGTCCATCACCATTTGAGACTGGGTCTTGTTGCCCTTGTCAATGGTGAAGGTCCAGCCGCGGTCAACCTTAACGGTCATGGCCTGAATGCTGTTGCCCAGCTCGCCGGGAGTACCGTAGCGGTTAGCGCCGGAGCGCTGGTAGTCGTTCATCTCGACGGTGGGGATGCTGTACACGTTCACGGTCTCAACACCGGTGAACTCGTAGTCGTTGTTGGTGACCAGAGAAGCCTGAGCGGCCTTCTGGAAACGCTCGTCCACCTTAGTGGAATACTTGGAAGCCAAATTGATAGCCATAGTCATTATCTCCTTTTAATGTAAAAGATGTTGACACGGCCTCGGTTGCTCAGGACAGAAATGTCCTTACCAGTCTGTGGAGTCAAATCCCTTCTCGAAGGGGTCACTCCGTTTAGGGGCAACTCCGCCCCCGCTGACTCCTCTTACAGGAGCCTTTGCCGCCGAAGCCGCGTTCTGTTTCAAAATGCGGTTTTCTTTCTCGACGGAAGCTACGGTTTTACTTCTCTGCTTATCCCGATACGCGTGGTAAGCGTCCAGCAGAGTGACACCCGCCTGACTGGCCGTCTTGACCACGTCGTCGGGGATCTGCTTCAATTCGGGGTACAGGGCTCTCAGCTGCTTAACCTCTTCTACGAAGTTACGTACAGGAGGAGCTTCCTTGGTCTCCACAGTAGGGGTGGGCGCAGGAGCGGGCTCGGGCTCATCCTCCAAAGAGTAGGTCTTTCCTCCGGCCTCGTTCTGGGCGACCAGCTTAGCCGCCGCCTCAGTCATACCGGCATCCAGTTGCTCTTGGTAAACCTCTCGGTACCGCTTCTTGTTCTCACGCTCACGCCACTCGTCAAAGGCTTTGCCCTTTTGGATCATCGCGGCCAAGTCTTCATCGCTTGTCGCGTCCACGTCAAAATCCTCCTCGGTGTGGTTGACCTTCAGCTTGAGCACTCTCGACTTCTTCTCCGGTGCAGGTTCATCCCCGTCGGGCTCCTGCTCGGTTCCGTCGTCGTCGCCTTGGCCCTCTTCGTCGTCCTCCTCGACCGTGGTGGGGTCGTCGGACTCGGAATTACTGTCTTCGTTTTCGGCGAGCAGATCGTCCAAATCCTGAGCCCCGTCGGACCCAAAATTAGAAACGTCCTGCTCATCCTCAGGGAACAGGGTGTCACCCTCTTGCCAACCGTCAGGCAACAGGGGCTCCTCCTCCCCGAACACAGCGTCCATCAGCTCTTTTTCGTTTGCCATAGTGATCTCCTTCCTCCCCATGGTGAGGGGAGTTATTTACAAAGAGAGAAGCCCGAGCCACGAAGGCCGAGCTTCTCTCGTTTGCACGTTATTGCATTCTCATAGCTCCTTGAGCCAGAGCAGTCTTTTTGGCGATGTTCGGCAGTTCGTTAAACTGCTGTTCCGCCATGGTGGGCAGGCCCTGCACCGCCTTCTCGGGAGACAGAGCATCGCCCTGTGCGTGACCAGCGTCTCCGCCCTGAGCCACAGGGGAACCGGGCTCGGGGAGAGCGGCGCCTGCCGCGGCGTTGGCTTGAGTGCCGTCCGCAATACGGCCTCGCAGTTCGTTGATGAGTTCCTGCTTGCGGGGGATGAGCTTGTCCGGGATACGCTCCAGATACTGGATAACGTCCAGAGTGCCGTCCCTACGCAGGTTGTCCAGCGTCTGAGTCATAGCGACCTCGCTGAAGTAAGTGGTGTCACCCACATCAACCTTCATGTTCAGACAGATGTGCTTGAGCTGGCTGAAGTCGAACTCCTTGACCACCTTGCGCACGATTTTCTGCGTCCGCATCTGACCGGACATGGGGTCGATCTGAGGAGTACCGGCGGCGTCCGTCACCAGCTCCTCGAACTCCTGCTCCACGATGACGGGACGCAATCCGTAATAGGTGCCCATCATGTCAGGCAGGATGAGGCCGATGTCCTCCACCCACTCGTGCTCGCCGGCCTTCACGTTCTCCAGAGGGACCTGAGAGTTGGTCTGAAGTACCATCAAGGCAGATGTGTTCTCGGGGTTGACGTTGCCCAGCTGAGCATCCGTGGCACCGAGGCACTCCTTGGTGTAGGCCATCACCTTATCAATGAGCACGAATATCTGA